GGTTATTTTATCTACTGCAAAATATAATGTTGTTCCAGCTATTATTGGGTAAAGTACGTTTGGATTGTATGATCCGTCTTCATTTCCTGAAAATTGCTTTTTATTTCCTAAAGGTAAAGCCTCCCACATTCTTTCATTATTGCTTTTCCCTTTATGTTCGAAACTAAAGGCATCTTCATTTCCAATGCCATATCCAATAAAATTCTTATCGGCAAGTAGTTGATCTAGCATCCTTCTATCATCAGCACTTGGATGTATATACTTAACCACTACCATATTTGACTCAGTTCCTCTTTCTGATATATATGGCGCCTGCGTTGGTATTTGAGATCTCAAGTCTGTTACCTGATTCTCAGATGCAGGAACTGGTATTTCTATATGATAGGCATCTCTTTCAATTACTTGATGATTTACTTTTCCTCTAGGATCTCCTACATTGCTATATGCTATACTTTGTTTTATTGCCTTTAGAAATGATGACTTGTTTTTTATTGTGGATTTGGCTATGTCATATACCTGCAACATGTTTGGATCTGCCATGTGTCTTGATACCTTAATTCCTGAGTCAAAAAGATCTTGGGCCTTCTGTCTCATTTTTTCAATGGTGCCATCTCTGTCAGTTCCATTCTTTTTTTCAGCAACATATACATCTATTACCTGATCTCCTGCATTTGCATATTTTGTCTTCCAATATTCAACCCCACTCAATACAGTAACTCCATCCTTTGCCTTATATGTGCGCTCTAAGTTGTCGTACATTATTCTGGCCTGATTGTATGCATCCCTAGATACTGAAGTTATGGTACAGCTACTATTTCCAGATGCATGCAATAGATCCGCAACCACCTCAAGTCCATAATCTATGGTATTTATGGCTCTATCTCCAATAATTATGGCCTTTCCTTTTACTACTTTCTTTACTGACATATTAAAACAAATTTTCTATTATATCTCCTAAATTAGTTACTGCATCGACAACCCTATCACCTAAACTATCAAGTCCATCGTGAAAATCTCCCTTAAAATCTTCCCAAGCATTTTCAACCCTCATAGTTTGGGCTGCCATAGATGAGCTTCCACCCCTAGTAGCCCTTTCTCTAAAGTCGAAGTCTCTAGATCCACCCATTACATATGCATTTCCTAGTCCTACTGAATCGAATTCTCCAGACTCAATCATTTTTCTTACATCAGCATTTCTCATTTGTCCACCAGTAAGTTGATTGAATAGTAGTTTTTTGGAGGTCATATTTCCTCCTGTATTTCTTACAAAATCCAATACTCCCTTAAGAAACCCCTGTGACTGAACGCCCTTGTCCATTTCTCCCTCAAGATCAAACACGTCCATGTCTGGATTTATTTGTCTTAAGATGCCCATTTTTATAGCACTTGCCTCTGGAGAGCCGCCACTTGAAAGGCCTCTATCTAATGATTGGATAGTTGAAGATTTGTATTGATCATCCTTATAGGATCCACCTAGTGCCTCAAACCTTCCCATTAAGTCTACAACCATTCCAGTTCCAGACATTTCTCCATGCCTCATAAACATTCCACCCTGAAGTTCAACCATGGACTGCATAATGTCTTGCATTCTTGACATGTCCATTCCCTTTGCTCCAAAAGCACCTTCTGCATCCATCCTTCTATATAGGATTTGTGCTTGGTTTTGCATGGTTCCTGAGTTCTCGACCGTCCTATTCATCTTAGCAAGTGCCTGAACTATTTCAGGACCTACTGCCATACCTTTTTGAATCTCTAGACCTCTCATTGCAAATCCTGTAGATCCCAATAGATTATCTGTAGTTCCCCTAGCTCTTGCCATTTGAGGAGCTACGGTTTGTCTAAATTCTTCCCTAGATACATTTAGATCTGCTGGACCATACATAAAGTCACTAAATGCACCTCCAGAGCTACCAATTCTCATCTCCCTAAGTCTCCTATTGTCCATTCCAGACAATGCAGATAATTCTCTAACTTGAGATTCTTGTTTTGCTTCAGCGGTCCAGCTTCCAGTAAACACTTTTCCTAGTCCATAGGCTGCTGCTATTAAGGGTATTCTTCTAGCTAGAAGTCCAGCCATAGAACCCATTGCACCTCCTGCTGATTCTTGAGATAAAGTATCTGCTGCCCCTGTAATTCCTCTATTTACAGATCCCATTCCAGAAGCAACACCTCTAGCGCCTCCACCTCCTCCAGAAGATGATGCAGCAAACCTTTCAGCCTCAGATCTTTGTTGACTAGACCTTTTATCCTCGGCCCTAGCCTCGTCTCTAGATGTAACCTTTGTTGTTTCTATTAACTCTCTAAGTAAATCAACTTGAATTTGATCTTCTTTTGATCCCTTGTTTATATTTACTATAGCTTCTTTATAGCCAGACATTGCTTTTTGTCTTGCTGAACTATCTTCTCCTGCTGCTTGCATTCCAGCATCTCTTCTATTTTGAGCCTGTAGTCTTGCAGATTGAGTCTCTATCCTATTTCTTCTTTCTATTAAGCGGATTTGATCTTCATAGTATTTTACTGCATCTTTTTGAGATGTGGTGTTTGATCTTGCCTCTTGCATTAGATCTCTGCCCATTTCTTTTGCAGACTGTCTAATTCTTGACATTGTGTTTTCTACACCATTGTCCCTTGCTGAAAATATTATTTCTGTGTTCTTAGCCATCTATAGTGTTATTGATCCATCGTCTCCTTCTTTTAAGGCAGATATATCTAATTTGTCAAACATATCTTCGGCCTCATTTTCTGAAACTTGAATTGGTTTCCGTTTCTTGAAAATAGAACCATATCCAGGAATGTACTTTTCTTCCTTTTCTTCCTTTTCGTCAGGCTCTTTTAAATACTCATTAAACATTTTGTCTTCTTCGTACTCAATTCTCATATCCAAAATACATTGGTCTTTATGCATTTTACTATTGAATGGAACTTTATGTTTTCTTCTCCACCAATGATCAATAGGATACATTACGTTCCAATTTTTAACAAAAGATATAATGTCTTCATTTAAGCTTGACATTTCACTAATCTTTATCTTTTTCGTTTAATTTTCTTAATGCTGTCTGCCAGTCATTTATCCAAGGGACCATAATTTCACTATATGCCGATTGAACTGCCTGTAGATCAAAGATATCTAAGTCTAGTAAATCTTTTACTTTAAGATCTTGAATAAGTTCTGGTACAAGTACACTAATGTATGCATTCATATCAACCATGTCTAGTGCATGATTTGATCCAATTGTATTGGATGACATTATTCCATTATAGTTATTGGCTGAAAATACAGCTTTCAAATTCTCAATTTGAACAAGCTGACCTCCTTTAGGAATAGAAACTCGATAATTTCTTTCGTCTTCTCCGACATTTACTTTAAATGTGATTTCTCTTTGCATTATACGATTTTTTTGTTTAATAAAAAAGCATGGTCAAAATGACCATGCTCAAATATAAGAAAAATATTCCTATTAATTTACTATGGAGTGTATAAGATTGGATTAATGTATGTAAAATCTTGATCGTGTCCTGAAATTTGACCTTCATTCACATCCATTGACTCTCTATCAATAAAACATCCAGTAATAGATGCGTGTGGAACTAGTTGAGATTCAATTAATCCTGTTGCTGCATCTACTCCATTAGAAACCTTTTTATATATCACTATATCAACTCCTTCTTCTTGAAGAAGGACGTTATCTACAAAAGCCTCTAAGCTAGGTGATGTTCTTTTTATTGCTTCAGGAATTCCAGTATCCCTAAAGTTAACTTCATAAAATTGACATGTTAATGTCCCATTCCATTCAAGAGCTGGAAGTTCTTGTGCTGTCATTTCTCCAATGCCAGAAACTCTACCTCTTCTGAATGTCTCAGTACATCTAATGTTTCTCATTTTACCCACTGTGATTCCATTAACTTTTATTAATGCAACTGGAGCTGTTAATACTTTTTGTGCCATATTAATTCTTTTTTATTGGTTATAAATTAGGATCAACAATTAGTCCAGTGAAAAATAATTTGTTTACCTCAAAGTTTGGTGTAAATGCATAGTTGATTTCATATGAGTCTTGCACAACTTCCACTGAAATGTCTTGAAATCCAATAATTAAATTGTCATCTGTAGACCTAGCGGTTTTTCTTTGTAGGTAAGCCTTTAGCCACTCTCCAACAACTTGTGGAGAGATTGTATTTCTATTAGGTCCACTATTTTGATTTCCTAACAGTTGCTTTTTAGCATTTACTTCAATTTCCTTATTTAGCTGCGCTGCAATTCTCTTTAGTTGAATGGAGTGCGTTGTTCCATCTTCATTTACAACATTTCTATTTCTTTGAAGTGTATTTATCCCTTGCAAAACTGTAAAGGATCCAATGTCTCCATCAAAGGCAGTTGCTAAAACTCCACTATCAAGTGCAAGCTCTTTTTCGTTTTTGTTTAAGGGATGCAATTCTGCTGCATAACTTAACCCCTTGAATGTAATTGGTGTCTGTGGTTCAAGTCCTGAAAGCCTTCCTACAACGGCTGCCATCTTATATTCTGCCGTCTTATCTCTTAATCCAGTTCCAATTGCATTTGAAGCAACCTTAACCCCACCATGTACAACCACAACTCTATCTGAGTCATAAGATGTAGCGGCTGCAATTGATTGGCTGTTAAATTCATTTTTGGTTTCTCCTCCAGCAACATACATAACTTTGTCAAATCTAGCATCGCTAACTAAATGAGAAAGTATTGCTGCATTTGATGCAGAGCTGTGATTTGATCCAGAATCTGGTGCCATTACTATCGAATAGTCCAATTCTGCTATTGCATCCAATGCCGCAGTTAGATCTGAAGATGCAAATGACTGAGTTCCTCCAGAAAATGTATTTACTGTTGCATATGCAGCAACATCTCCAGCTACAACGTCTCCAGATGCAGTTTTGGTATATGTAGTTAAAGAAAAGTGATTATTAAACTCAAAGTCAATATCCATCCACGCCTTTAGCTGATCAGCATTATCAAATGCATCAGATGTAGCAATAAGTTCTGCTGTTGTAGAAGCTTCTGCAATTCCATCGTATGCAATTCCATCTGTATCATTTCCAGTAAATGTCCCTCTGAAGAATTTGGCAATAAATTTTGTTGCATCAGAAGGGGATGCTGTAATCGTAAACCCTAATCCTTTTGTTAGCTCTCCACCTGAAGTTGCACCATTGCCTGCTGTTCCTTCATGCTTAGCTTTAATTTGAAATGTTCCACCTGCACTATTTGTAGTAAGGTCAATTGTATCTGTTGCTGCTGTTGTGGTTAATGCTCTAACATAAAATAGGTTAGAGATTCCATTAGTTCCAGCGCCAAAGGGCTTAAATAGTGGTCCTGCTAAATCCCATTGCTTACCTCCTCTAATAAAAGATCTAAAAGATCTTAGATTATTAAAGCTATAGATAGATTCTGCACCTTCTGAAAGCTCACCATTAATTCCAGCACCACCGCCAAAAGCATTCGAGTCATCAATATCAATGATAAGAACGTTTCCAAAAGATAAATCTAAAGGAGGGTTTGTGATTCCAGACTTAATTACAGAATAAGCTCCAGGAAGTTTAACCAACTGGCCGTTGAAATTTTTTTGTGTAGCCATCGTTTATTTTTGTTTAGTTAAATTCTGCCAGTCTGCTACATTTTACGATCTTCAAGGCATAAATATAGTAAAAATATATGTTAATCTATAACTTTTTGACCTCTAAATTCAATTTCCCACTTCTTTTCAGTTCTAAAGTCAGATTCTTTATATTTATTCTTTATGAATTGTTTGTAATTTTTATTTACACCCTTTATTATAAAAAATTGCATTGCTGTATATTTAGCAATTTTCTTTTTTGTCTTTTCTTCATTATTCTCTTCCATAATTATTCATTTAAAATTGTTCCGTTATTTAATATAAGCTGGGTTATTAAGGGCAGTGGGAGTATTGATGGCACTCTTACATCATAAGAATGCATTATTCCCAGCCCTCTCATAAATATATGATTTGGAGCTAAATGCTCTTGCATTCTCAGCTCTTGACCTGATAGCTTCATATTTTCCATGCATGAGTGTTCAAAAACATGCCATGAACTCACTATCATTGCTCTTAAAGTATGATACATCAATGTTACCTCTCTTGAACTTTCAGATGTACACACTACATAGAATTGAGCATCAAACCTTCTAGCTAAAGAAGGGGTTATTTTACCGTTTAGAGGGTCTATGTACATTTCCTCTTCCTTACCTGACTCACTTACTCCTAGCTCATTATCTCCTATCTGATCAGATGGCATAGTTATATGCATTGTTGGTAGCCATGCCCTCTCTCTATCATAAAACATTCTACACTCAACCTTTCTTGGGTTATCCACATCCCTTTCTACAAATAGAGATACTGCTTCTTTGTAATAATTATACTTTCCATCCTCTACATTATTCCAAAATCTATATAAGTGTGTTTTGGTCTTATCACCAGCATTTAGCCAGTTGTCACTAATTTCTTTAAGTAGGCCGTTTATTAATCTATATAATACAACCTCTGGTACAGTTAATCCTTCCATTAGAATCCTAAATTTATTAAAAATTGATCTATTGCACTTCCAGTAATTCCTTCAATATCTAACTTAGGTAGTGCTTTACCTGCTAAATCTCTTGCCTCAAATCCTGGATGCTGAAATGCATCTGCTGAAGAGTTTAATGAAACCCTTCTAAAGTTAATGTATGATCCACCTCTTTTTTCAATGCCTTCATATATACTTGTCTTATCCATAGACTCCATCTTCTTAAAAGAGATAGATTCCTGCCTCTTTCTTAATGCAGCAGATTTTGGTATATGGTACTTAGATGGTATATTGCCCATCTTCAATGGTCCACTAGATGACTTTGTTGCCCTTTCTATTTCTGGAGGCATTACTCCTGCAAAGGCTTCACTTTCTCCAATAGATCCAGAAGTACCAAATCTAAAGGGTATAGTTATATAGGGTCCACTTTTACCCATCTTTACCTTAGAAGATCTAAGAAAACCAACCTTCATATCAAATGCAGTGGCACCAGTCTCTATTGCATTAGGTAGCCATGCAGCAGGATTTAGATAAGCTACCCCCGTAAATCTACCCCTTTCAGTAACTTGTATTGCATTTAAATACTTCGCCCTTGAGCTATGTAGATTTGATTTAGCCTCATTTCCCCATATATACGCAAATTCAGCCGTTAACTGCTGTACGGTATATTGAAGTAAGCCATCTATATCACCTTTTGACATTTCAAATTGAGATGACAAATCTCTTGTATCTATTTCTATCTCGTTAATCAATTGGGTTCATTATTTTTTCTTTCCATTCCAAATATTCTTCAGGAGGCTCATCTTTCCACTCCCAACCATCTCTACTTCCTTTATTGTCTTTATTTAAAACTTCTCCATCTGGAAACTCTACTTTAAATCCAACCATCCAAGATTCTTCATTTTCTTTTTATAAAA